GCAAAAATCATTAGACCAACAGTCCATAAAATATTATTAATTTTATTAACTTTTCTATCTAAGTGAACCAAGTGATTTTTTTCTATAACTTCAATAGATTGTTTAACGAGCTTTATATCGCCTCTAAGTCTTTCAACTTCTATATTAAGTTCATTAATGTCTTTCACTTGTTTTGTTGCTCCTTCTTAGTTATTGTCTATTATAAAACGATTGTATCAGCTTCAGCTTCAGTTAATGCTTCTCCAGCAATTAACTTTGCTTTAGCATTTACTTTGTCAGTAGCTCTTTGAGTTGCTTTATCTTCTTCTGATACATACCCATCAAGATACTCTTGTTTCCAAGTAGCAAAGTTAGAATTGATTGTATCTGCTGTTGTGCCATCATAAGTTTTTTCTATGAGTGCAGTATTAGTAGCTGGTGTAAATCTTCCACCAAATCTTACTTTTTTAAATTCTAATACTAATGTCGCATCAACTGCATCAACAATTTCTACATTTACTATTTGTATATTATCTGCCATATTATTTATTTATCTCCTCTATCTATTATACTTCTATTTCTTGAACTACCATTCCGCCACGAGGTGTCACATCATTACTAGATGTTCCTCGTCTACGACCTAAACTATGTGCATCTCCACCCCAAGAACCTACAGTTCTATATTGAATAGATACTGCTGATGTTGAGCCACTTACCCAACTTGCTGAAATACACGCATTACCACCATCTGATGAATATGAGTTATGTCCCCCGTGTGCTCTACAAGTTGAACCTGAAAAGATAGCCATTTGAGCAAAACCATTTCCACCACAACCTGCTGGTGCTTGTGCATTAACTATAATTATTGATGTAGCCGATACAGGTGTGAAAGCAATCGTACAATGTGCTGTACCTGCGTCAGGATATGCACCACTTGAATAGTTTGAAGTTGTGCTGTCAGACGTTATACCTGACGCATCTACTCTTGCGATTTGTAAAGTTTTTCCTGCTGATGGTGTTATCCAAGATAAAACTCCACCTGAAGTATTTTGTAATACTTTTGTAGATGCAGGTTTAGCAAGTTTCTGCAAACCACTTCCATCTCTATACAAAATGTCACCTTGTGCAGTAATTGTTGTGCCTACGTCAGTTCCATCTGTTCCTTTAGCCGCTAATTTTGTCCAATAAGCTGTTACTGAAGTTGCTTGTGTTCCTGCTCCGTGTGCTTGAATACAAATAAAACTCTCGTTTCCGTGAGTGACTATATCGTCCACAACATATGCAGTAGAACCGCTATATGCACCACGAAATACTGGCTTTATTCGTCCTAAGTTTAATGTTGCCATTATTTTTATTCTCCTTATTTATTTATTTATTATTGATTAGACTGTAGTTGTCAGTTCGCCATCTGCGTTTACTGCTAACGTAAGTCCTCTTTTTGCGACAAAACTCTCATCATATAAATCTGTTTGAGTTCCATCATTATTTGCTACAGACAATGCGTCTGCACCATTTGTATAGTGAAGTACCAAGTCCTCTTTTTGAGTTCCTGTTCCATTCGTTTTTACAAATCCGTAAATATCTGAAGACCCTGCGTCTCCAAATGTTAATTCTGTTCCACCTGCATTAACTACAACTGCTTTTTCTGCATTTGCACTTAAATTAGATACTATGTCTGCTAAATCTCTTGCTTTTGTCATTTTATATTCTCCTTAAGCCACATTAATATTTATTAAAACTCTGTTTTTTGTATTTGTTGGTGTTGAACCACAATGTTCTTTACGACCATCAAACATAATTAATTCATTTTCTTTAGATGGTATTTTTTTATTTCCTATTTTTGTGTAACCATCACAAGTCGTAAAATTAAAAATAGAAGTAACTAATCCATCAGGTATTTCTTTATTACTTTGATTATACATATCAGTATGCTTTGCGTGTTCGTATTGTTCTCTTCTATTAACGTATAAATTCATTTTTACTTTTAATAATTTTTTATAATCATATTGGTCTTTTAAGAAATATAACAAAGGTTCAAATACAGAAAACCATCTGCTAGGTCTTTCATTTTGTTGTGAATAAAGAACGTGAGTAAGCATAAAATTATCATCTTCAATATGGTCTAAAGTTCTACTGTTCCAAAACCATTCTATAGTATTGCTTTCAACAATATTTTTTAAATTATTGAAAAATGGTTTAATGAGAAAATTAGATAATACTTTAGTTTCAAACATAGGTTTTTGATTGAAATAAATAACTTCGGGTTTTTTTAAATCTCCATAATCAGTTTTATAAGCTACGTTCTTCATTAATAATTTAATCCAATTCCATAAATTTCTGCAACTTTTGAAGAAGCTACTTGGTTTGCCCAAACAATTTTCCAACGAACATCTGAACCACTTGTACAAGTAGTCTTACCAAGTTTAATCATTTTAATTCCTGTTGAGAAAGTTCCTGCATCTGTATAAGAAGCCGCTTCAGTCCAAGCAGAATTGTTTGCTGTGAAATAAACTTTTACATCAGTACCTAAAGTATTTGTGCCACTTTCATTTTTTAAAAGCATAACTCCTGAAACATCAGTCACAGCAGAAGTTGGAACATTCGTAGTTCCTAAAGCTGTTCCTGTTGCATTTGTTGTTAAGCTATCTGCCGCCCAAGATGAAGTATGTGGTGTAAATGCCGTCCCTTGATACCTTGAAATTCCTTTAGAAAATCTCATTTCGCACATATCCATATTAGGCTGTTGGTCAGTACCACCACCATCTCCATAATCTCCCGCAAAATATGTAGTAGTTGATACAGGAGTTGGTGAACCTGATGCAGTTGTTCCTGTATCTTTTAGAACTCCATCAACAAAATATTTACATACTTGATTATAATTATCAAAAGCAACGTGATGCCAAGTATCAGCAGTAAAATCACTTATATTTCCACCTAATCCTGATGTAATACTAGGTATATAAGCATCTCCAGTTGGTCTAATATTAAATTCATAAGTTCCACCAGTAACCTTACTTACTATTCTATCGCCACTCCATTGAGAAAGTTGTGACGAAGAACCTCTTTGCCACCATTCCCAAGTAAAGTCATCTCCGCCCACTGTTGAGCCAAAAAAGTTAAAATCTGCGTGACTTGGTACACTGAAATAAGAACCAGTCCCACCTACCGATTGCCAATAATAAGTACCGAATTTTGGATTTGTTGAAGCTCTTGTCCAACCACCACCTTGAGTAATGGTATGTGGAGAAGCAGAAGTATCAACCATTGATGTTCCGCTTTCTTCTCCTTGAACACAGAAAACAGTATATGCGTCTAGTCCACCTGAAACTAATACTGCTGAACTTATAAATTCACTTGCATTTCTTCCTACTGTTGTTGAACCTGCTAAATTGAAATCGGCATCTGCCTCAAATTTACATATTGAAGAATTAGGTAAATTAAATTTTGTAGAATTTTCTTGTGTTGCTTGTTTAAGAGCAAGAGTTAAAATATCGTGTCTTACTGGTGTTAAATCTGTTGCTGTAACGTGCTGAGTTACATTTGAAGATGCAATTCTACCATCATCTAAAGTTCCTGTTGTAATTTTTGCTGTATCTAAATTAGGAATTTGACCTGCTGTTAGTCCAGTTAGGTCTGCACCACTAATATTATATTTTACTGATTTATATGTTGTCATAATTATTTATCTTCTAATAACCACCCTTGTGTTGAATTGTAATAAACTAAAGCGAACCCTGCTCTTTCAGTTGAAACATCTAGGTTTGCTGAAGCACCTTGAATTTTGCTACCACCATTTAAAACTGTTAAATCGTTTGTGTCAAAACTTCCTGACACATCAAGAAATCTTATTGTGTCACCTATTGTTCCTGCTGGTAAGGTAACGTCAATATCATTACTTGAAGTGTCACAAAAATAATTCTTTCTAGCTTCTGCTGTAAAGTCGTTTGATTTACTTTCCCAAACTGCACCTAAAGCTGAAGCAGGTAATCTTGCTTCTGCAATAGTTCCTGCAATAATTGCCGAAGCCGCTACTGTTGCTACACTAAATGTACCATATGCAACTACATCTAAAATATCTCCTGCACTAGCACCTACTGCTAGAACTACAGAAGTACCTGAAGTAATTGTAATGTCTGCACCTGATAATCTTACACCATTTAAGTAGACATCTGCGAAACCTGCATCATAAGCAAGTGTTTCACCATTAGTGTCTGAACCTGTAAATGTTGTTTGAGCCGCAGTTGCAGTATAATTAAATCTTGCTGAAGTTCCATTAACTGAAGAACCTGCATTTTGCCAACCTGCCGAACCATACACCATCATAGTGTCGGTAGAGGTATTAAAATTCAAATCTCCGAGAGTTAAACTGGAAACTGGATTTCCTGCTGTTATTCTATAAACATCTGCAAAATTATTTACTGAAGCTAAATTTGTTGCAACAGTATTTACATTTGCTATTGAACCACCAACTAAATTAACATTAGCGATTGCTAAACCAACTGTATTAACATTTGCAATATTAGTTGCTACTGTATCTATTTCTGAAGTTGCTTCGTTTAAATCGTCTGCTACTGTTTCTACTTCTGAAACTGCTTCTGCTAAATCATTTGCTACAGCTATAACTTTTGCAATATCTGTTGCTACAGTATTAACTGAAGCTATATTTGTAGCTACTGTAGTAATGTTTGCATTAGCACCTGCAACTGTATTAACATTTGCGATTGCTGTTGCAACTGTCGTAACATTTGCACTGTTAGCCGCAAGTGTACTTAAACCTGAAATTCCCGCTAAGGTCGCAATATCAGCTTTATCTGAAGTGCTTAACCAAGTGTTTTCTAAATAATTCTTTGTTACTGCATCTTGAGCCGCAGTAGGGTCAGCTACACTTTTAATTCTTTTACTTTGAGCGTCCCATTGAAAGTCCGCACTGTCTAATTTAATTCTGTCATTGGCATCATCTATGGCTTCTTGTCCCATATAGAAACCTTGAAAAGAGTCTGTATCTAAATCATTTTCTTTTAATACTGAGCCATCAGCATAATCTACTAATCTTGCCGCTTGGCTAGTTGTACGTCTAATTTCTATACTTGTTGTGTCCGCAGGGGGACTTGTAAAAGTAATTACTGTACCCGCACCATTCCAAGTATAAGCTGTTGTAGCGACACCATCAATGGTTACTGATACGTCTGCCTGAGCCCTATAACTAAATGGGACTGCATAGGCATCTGTACTACCATTTCCTGTATATCGTACAAAACTGTTAGCCATAATTTTTAATTTTCCTTGTATTTATTCGTTTATCTCTTCTAAAAGGGGTACTTTATTAGTTTCCATTGGTCAGTCTATTAATCTCCTTAATCCTTTGTTCACTGACCCCTTTATATTCATTAGCTTTAAAAAGTAATCTTTCAGCTAATTCTAATTCTTTTTCATAAAAATGAGGTTTATCACCTTTTTCATCACCATTATAAGCATAATATTGAACCCATTTTTTAGCCGCTTGTTCATACTGTCTTATTATTTCAAGAACTCTTTGAGCATCAGGATTCTTACCATCAACATTAGCTCCATCATATATAAATTTTCCAGTCTTATCTTTTTGCCATCTAATAGATTTTTGAAATGCACTATCAGGATTATCAAACATTTCAGCTAAACGCTCATTTAAAGTTAAACCACCTATGCTCATAGTGCTTTTGACTTCCATAACTAAATCATAAAAAGTTTGTGAATCTGATTTAAACACTCTTTTCTTTCCATTGTTATCTATCATAGCTTTACCATTACTATCCAAAATAAAATCACCATCATTAATAACTTTTTTACTATTGAAATCTACATAAGATTTAACTTTTTCTTTTTTCATATCACCTATTTTAACCTTATTAACTGTAACAGTTCCCATAGGTGGTTTATAAACAATACCTAAACTTTCAAATAATTCTCTTCCTGCATCTGTTTTAATAATTGAATCAGTCCACATACTAGATACTTTAAATGGTGTGTCTATATTAGTAATTCCTAATATTCCTACACCTTCTACTTTAGGTAAGATGTTTCCATTAGGGTCTCTTTTAGGTTGAAAAGTGTGTAAATCAATACCTAATAATTTCAGTAATTCTATTGGTGTAGAAAATCTTATTTTTTCCATCACATCTCTAAGTTCAGCATCAGCATCAGCTAATTCTTTGTTAGACCATCTCCAACCTGTAGCCACAGGTACTATTTTTGATAAATCTTTTAACCAAGTTCTTGAAAATTCACTCGCCCAATTATCTGTTGAGGCTTCACTATATCCCATTGTACCATCAAATAAAGTTTCCATTTTTGTAAACATTTCAGAAGTCATTAGATTTGAGGAAAAGACATTAGATAAAAGTGCCGCAGAAGATTTACCAAGATAAGTTGCTAATTCTCCAAATTTTTGATTTGCTTCCGTATGTTCAGGGTCATTCCAAATATTAGGTAAACCTCTAATCATATCACTAAAACTAGCCATAGCCATAAATGGAATACTTAATGGATATAATCTTGTAAATTGTATATATTTTTCTTCACCATTTATAGTTAATTGTATTGAATTTTTCTTTGTAGAGTCAGGGTGTAATCCGCCGTGTAATCTTCCCATCATAGCTAATGTTCCCGCCATTCCAAATAACGCAACAGAAGTTGCCTGAATAGATTTAGCGTGTGACCTTATAATAGGGTCAGATGAATTTAACATCGCTTTAAATTGAAAATGATATTTATTTAAAACTGGTGTATGCCACCAAGCCCATCTATTTAAGTGAGCAGGAACTTTTAAAAAGTGTAGACCTGCCATTACTCTTAATATTGGGTGGTTATTTGCCGCTCTTAATAATACTCCTGCAAAACCATCATTAGCTTTTGTTAATGGGTCTACTGCATTAGGAACTAAATCACTTCTTAATGAATTAGTAAAGGTAGCTTCCCTTGCTCTATATTGTGGGTCAAAGATAATACTTTTAGATAAATCATCAAAGTTTTCAGTAATGCCTTCAGACATTTCACTAATAGCTCTGTAGTTACCAAACTCATCTTCATACTGATTAAATAATTTTTTCCATTCAGCAGTAAATGCGTCTTTATCTCTTTCAGCAACTTTTTCTAAAAGACTCTTTTTTCTTCGTTCATATTTTTGAATTAATTTAGTATTAATTTTATCTTTACCTTTTTCCCATCTAATTAATTCATCTAAATGTTTAACAATTTGGTCTTCTTTAACAGCACTAACTTTAGGTGTCCAACCTTTTTTATTCGCCCATAAATCAGGACGATTAACTCTCAT